TGCGGTGTTATAAGTATCGCCACTTAATCATTTAGACAATAACACAAAATATAGTCTCATTTAGTCTCAAATTTTCAATATATTGATTTCAGCCGCCAAAAATCTCGACGTACTGCTTTCCGGTCCACTTGAAGACGATGCGCTCACGGATGAGGCGCTCAACGATCGGAGGGTTGTCCTCACGCAGGAGCTCCACCGTTGCGATGGTCGCGTTGATGAACTTGTCCTTGTTGAGCGTGTGCGTGATGCTGCCCTCGTTGTCGTAGTGATGCCTGACGAGGATTTCAGCCGAGCCGTAAATGGTAGGCAGGTACCGGAAGCACTGAAGATTATAGTGTGCATCGTCATCATAATTCAGCCCTTCAAGGAATTGAACGTCGTGGTCTTGAATGAACGAGCGTTTGTAGAGCTTGTTCCAAACGAGCACCCACCACGCGGGCAGACCTTTCAGAGAATAGCCTCTGTCCTGGCACGAATTGACCGCCCTGTCCTCACCGTTCTGGTGCTTGTAAAAGTTGAACTGGATCATGTCGCAGGAGTCGCACAAGTCGATGAGCTGCAGCATCTTTTCCACGGCTCCGTCCACGAGCTCGTCGTCAGCGTCAAGGTGTGTTATGTAATCGCCTTTTGCGACCTTGATGCCCGCGTTTCTGGCAGAGCAGCATCCGCCGTTAGGCTTGTGAATGATGCGGAATCCGACGCGGTCTGTTTCCGCGTCAATGATCTCCGGACTCTTGTCCGTGGATCCATCATCGACAATGATGACTTCCACTTCCTTCAAATGGTCTTCCGGAATAATGACGGAATCCAGGCACCTCTTCAGAAAACGCTCCGCGTTATACACGGGAATGATTATTGACAGTTTCATTTCTTCCTCCCTATCCAACATATCCATCCGATCGTGAGACAGATGATGGCTGTTATCGTTACGGCTGTGGTATTCATTTTTGGTCTCCTTTCCTTCTCCACTCAACAAAAATAGGGTAATTCTTGTCGTAGGCAATATCGTAGTCTCCTGTTTTCGTTTCCACTATTCTTGGATTCGCTTCCTTCGGGATCACGAAATATGGCTCGTATTCAGACAATTTCTGAAGACCTTCAAGAGTAATTACTCTTTTTCCATCCTCGTTTGTCATAAACATTTCTAATGGATTGTTCATTTTTCTTTACCTCTCATCTAAAACACCTTTCCATCTTTCGAATTACCATCTCATCAACAGGCACTTTCAAAATATAACCGCAATAACGGCACTGAAATAAGATCGTTCCACAACAACGAACTACATCGTCACAAAAAGCGAGCTTGCTATAAAAATGTTCACACTTCGGCTTATCGTTGTAATCAGTCCCACAAGCATCGCAAACAAGCGTTGACGGGTTGATTAACTTTCCGCAGTTCTTGCAATATCTCATTCCGCACCTTCTCTCCTTTCTTTAACAAAACGGACAAATCCGTCGAGACGGTCACGGATGTCGATGCAAGCATCGCCGAGGCTGTTGTCTGAGTTGTTTATCATGATTTCACACAGCCAGGCGCGCAGCTCCTCGATCGTGAATCCGCCTTTTACCATCTCATCCCGGCTCTGGAACTCACAGTCCCACTTTTCACACTCAGCCGTCCATGTTCCGTCTTCCTTCAAAACTGGCTTTCTGTGGAAGCAGTTCGCACAGTCACGCATTGTCTTCACCTCCATCTTCCAGCCATTCGGCCTCTGATATGTTTCCACAAATAAAATCCTTGTCTTTTACAGTCAAAGCGTTATTAACAATCAAACAAGCAAGCAATTTCCCCAAAATTAGTTCAAACTGTTCCATGTCACTCATTTTCTAAACCTCCGATCTCTTCAGCGTTGGCCATCTTCGCTCCACAGCTCGCACAGTAGCGGAGCGTCACCTGGTTCCGTTTAGATCCGCAGCGCTCACATCGGAGGGCCTTAAACGTTCCGAAGCCGTTCGTATAGGTCTGTAGCACCCAGCTCGAATCGTTGTTCACGGTCGGCTGCTCGTCCACGAGGTCCTTGACTATGTTCCTCACCAGCTCCTCAAAGTAGTTCTTCGGCTCACCCATGCTCTCGAGGAGCCTGTCAGCGTCTATCGTTCTCATCCTGTCTTCCTCCTTCGATGTGATTCTGTACGGCGATGGCCACGGCGCAGAGGAATATCCCCAGAACGATGCCGCCGCACATGCCGGTCCAAAAAGCTATAAACGCGTCATTCATCTAAAAGTCCTCCGTTCGTAAGATCTTGGCCATCTTCTCGAGCATCCTGTCGTGGAGTCGGAAGACCTGGGCGCGTGATACGGATTCCGCCACGGCTATGTCCTCCCACTTCATCAAATTGATGTATCTGTCCGTCGCCACGGCGATCAGGTCTGGATCCTCCAGCTTCTCGATGGCTCGTCTTGTTTTGGCCGTTTCCTTGATGAGCTGTCGTTCTTCGGCCTCGTAGCGTGAGAGGATCTCCGAGTAGTCGATCAGAGCGTCCTCGTGCCTCTTCCTGGCGGCGTCCTGATCAAGTCCGCCGGAGCCGTCGCTCTCATACTTGGCCACACCTGAGCCGAGCTGGTTCTCCAGTTTTTCCAGAGTGCGCTTGTCGGCCATGACCTTGCGCGTGAAGAGGTAGTTGCGGTTGAGCCAGAACTTGGCCTCCTTCATCTCCTTATTCATTGAAGACCTCCTCCCACTCGATGAAGATGCTGGCCTTTTCCGCGTAATACTTCTTGATGCGGAGGTCGACGATCTGGGAGTCGTCCGTCCAGAATCCCACCTGAGTCATCTGGTCGATGAGGGCCTTGCAGAAGTTGTCCGCATCGGGCCTCGTGGTCTTGTACGTTCCCCAGAGCTTCTTGGGGCTCTTTTTGTCGAAGTAGAGGACGATGAAGAGCCTGATCGGAGCATCGGAGGGATGACCGGGCTGGTGCGGGAGCAGCTTGGCCCTGTAGATCCGCTCCGTCTCCAGGAGCGTCTTGCTCTTGAAGTAGATCCCGCGCCTGCCGTCATAGCGCTTTTGCTGAGCCGTGCCCTTCGGCATCGTCTCAAATTCCAAAATAAACTTGTCCTTCATTGTTGTCTCCTTTTAATGCCTTCAGTGACTTCCTTGAGGAAACACTGGTCTCCCGTCAGGTCGTATATGCAGTTGACCGCGACCTGGAGGAGTTTGAGCGGATCTGCCGTGTCGACGTTCCGGATGAGGTGCTTCCTGCACTCGGACGAGTGAGTTATCATCTCGGAACTCTTCCGGAGTGATTCCGTCCATCTGTTGTAGTTGTCCGTGTATTGTTTGACGGTTATCATTTTTCGGAGCTCCCTTCTTTTGATTTTTGGAGACCGCGGTTATCTCCTCGTAGCGGATGGAAGGGCGGGCTCTTTGAGCCCTTCCATCACGCGTAGGGATATTTCGGAATTTCGGAAGAAATTCTTATATAGTCGGTCTCCGAATTCCGAAAATTGATTTCAGTCCCATAAATCGGTCTTTTTTACATAGTGTCCGTCGAACTCGAAAAAGGGTGATTCCTCGATGTATTTTTTGAGAGTCTTGTCAGAGACTTCTGACATTTTCACCATTTTCGAGAACCGGGCCTTGCCGTCTTCTTCGGCAAAGTTGAAAGCGTCCTCGATGATCTGTCGCTTTTCGCCGTCCGTCTTCTTGTTCTGATTTTGTATGTTCGCCTTCGGATCTCCCTCGACCAGAGCGCCGTCCAGAAGTCCTGCAGCGTCCACATAGTGAATCGGGAACTTGAAAAAGATGTTGATGGGCTCCACGTCTCGGAAGTCTCTGAGGACGAACGCGACCTGCATCGGCTTCTCGCCCTCCGAGATCTGCTTTCCAATCGTCTCCATGATCTTCACGTCAGGATCAAGGAATGACAGGTCGCAGATGGCGTCAGCGTCACGGGCAAAGACTCCGGAACCGGAACCTCTGTCGATGATCTTCCTGTTGCCCACGGCCCCCTTCGGATGATGGTGGTCGTAAATGATGGCCGCGCCGGTCTCGTGAGCGATCTTGTCCAAAGCGTTGCAGAAGGCGGCGATGGCTTCGGCACTGTTCTCGTCTCCCTGCTGGACCTTGTAAAGAGGATCCAATATGATCGCCTTGTACGGTCCGGTGTTCTTGCATCGTCTGATGATCTTCGCCGCCAGCTTGTCCAATGGCACCGCGTAGCCTCGGAGGTTCCACGGCCTGATGTTGTGGCAGTTCTCTCCAAACTCCCAGCCGTTCGCATCGTATATAGACTTGAATCTATGGAAGAGTGAAGCCTCTTCGACTTCGAGGTTTATGTAGAGGACCTTCCCCTGCTTGCATGGAAACTTTCCGAGCCACGGCTTGCCTTCGGCTATGCAGACGGCCAGCTCCTGAGAGAGGCAGGTCTTGCCCGCTTTGGACTCGCCCGTGATGATCATCTTGTTTCCTTCGCGCAGGATTCCTCCGATGAGCTCCGGAGAGAGCTGAGGCGGTTCGATGAGCTGGTCAAAGAAGTCGAGAATGTCGGGAAGGTCGTCATCGAGAGAGCCGATGAAGTCTATCCACTTGTCCCAGGACTCGCAGCCGATGTTAGTGGCCACGATGTACTGCTTTTTGCCGTTCCTCTCGATTCCGGGCATCCTGGAGAGTCTGGAGGGGTTCTTGTTCTTCGTGTCTATCTTGAGACCGGACTTCTCACAAGTCTGGTAGAGGAACTTCGTCTTTTCAGAGTAGTCCTCCTTGCTGATCGCGTTGATCTTGACGATGGCGTGCAGGGACTTCCCGCCCGAGTGCACGAGGCAGGCCACGGGAAGCTGCATCTGCTTTATGAGCGAATACTGCTTCTCTAGGCTCATGTCGTCGCACTCGACCAGTGCATAACGGAAGTCGGTCACGTTCTCGTTCTTTATGCCTTCGCCGTCGAACGGATTGAACCTGATCCAGGCCCCCGCCTTCGGATCGTAATCTCCGATCGCGTATGACAGGTCTTGGTAGTGTTCTATCTTCTGACAGATCTCCGCAGCAGTCCTGGTATAGGAACCGCTGTTTGCCGGAAAGAACTTGACGTTGCCGTTCTCGTCTTCCCTCTGTGAGGACTTGACGCAGTAGGCCACCACGTCGTCCGGTTGGAACAAAGTATTGATGTAGGTCAATAATTGTTCGCACGGATTCCAGTTCTTAGGCGGATCCGGAACGGGCTCGGTCTCGACAAAGCCCTCGTCCACGATGGGCATGGTGTCCTTGCCGATGACCGCGTCCCAGGCTAAAAACCGAGGCGGCTCGGAGGCGCTGGTTTTGTTCGGTTCCCAGCCGCCCTCCTTCGCCTTTATGGTGATGTAGGCTCCCGTCGTTGGAGTCATGGTTCCGTTGTCGAAGGTGTTCCACTTCTTCTCGCAGTCTCCGGCATGGTATTTTGAAGATCCGCGCGACCATCTGTCCCAGTCGTCGCATGAGTAGCCCTCATACTTGAGCGCCATGCCCACCTGATACCAGACTTCATAATCGTCCGGATCTATGTAAGGCAACAGTTTAAGATGGTCAAACTTTTCCATAATCAGACCTCAAACGGGAGATCCTGCTTCGGTGCCGTCGGTGCCTTGACCGCTTCACATTCGAGGTACTTGTCGATCTGGTTGGTCTTCTTGGGCTGTCCGTCGTTTCCGACGTATTCCCTGATCTTGACCTTGCAGAGGCCCTGCTTGCCGATGACGTTGTTCCAGTCCATCTTGTAAGCCTTGCCGTGAGTCTTCTGTCCGATGCAGCGGAAGAATGAGCCGAGCTTCCACTCCATTGAAGTGGAGAGATAAAGACGGTCGGTGATGGATGCGTGTCCGTGCTCGCCACCGTCTACGACGATCTTTAGGACCGCCATCGGGCATCCCTTTCCGATCTTCTCGGAGTCTCCGTCGTAGAGTCCCTTTTCAAGGCCCTGCACCATGAACGGATAGTTGCCTTCGGGCAGGAGGACGAACTCCTGCGTGTCCTTAGTAATCTCTGAATCCCATTCCAAAAACTTTGCTTCTGCCATGTCTTAATCCTCCTTAATGGTCTTGGCATAATCGAGGGCCTTTTTATAGTCCTCGTTTGTTGAATCTTTCGAGAGACCGCACGCTGAAATGACGTCGTGCTGGTCAATGCCGTGCTCGTTCATGTAGGCCCTGAGCTGTGCACGGTAGTCAGGCTCGGGCTGCTTTGCGTTCTCGAAGAGCCTTGCGATCTGGGAGAACTCCATCTCCATCTGATCCGGCAGGCCGTAGCGGTTCTTCGCGTCCCAGCAGGGATGGTGCGACGCATACATGACGCGCCTGCCTCCGACGGCCTTCTTGCTCTTCGTGTTGTTGTCAGTGATGACGTCCGTCTTGTAGTTGCAGAACAGGACCATGTCGGCCCATTCCTTGAGAAGCGGAGCTACCTTCTTGGAGAGCTTCATCTCCCAGCGATCATAAGCGCCCATTTCGTCAGGCTGCTCAAATTTACGCATCTGAGCGTGAGCCGTGAAGACAATATTGATACCCGCTTCGATGCACTTGTCGCACGCCTTGAGAAGTTCCTGAAAGTTCTCCGCCACATACACGTAGCCCTTTCCGTAGCCGAACTCTTCAATGCCTGAGACTCCCTGCTTCTCGCAGGTGGCCTTGACGCAGAGCTGCTCGGCCCAGTCGGCCGTGTCTATTACCAGAGTCTTGCAGGGCGCTTCAGCGGCGCAGTCCTTGACCGCTATGATGACGTCATGCCAGGACTCGGGCTTCGGGTATCTGGCGACGTTCAGTTCCTTAGTCGAGCCTTCCGTGTCGATGAATACGGGAT